CGACAAACTTGGCACGTTCGATAGCTTCAGGCGTAGGTGGGTTAGGACGCTTGAGTTCAGAAGTCTGTTGTTGCATCGAACTCTTGTTCTGGTGTAGTTTCATTGAATTTACAAGTGGATAGGTCATAACTTAGTTGGCAAGCAACCCCTGTTTCGCCAGAGTAGCGGTTCTTGAGAACTCTAACAGTTGTATCAGAGTGTTTAGTTCCACCCTGCTGATCTCGTTCGAGTCCAATAACTGCATCGCTAAGTTGAGCGATCGCCGCACTTCCTCTAAGCTGGCCGAGGGTAACACGGGCTCCTTCTTCATGGTTTTGATCCGATGATGTACGTTTGAGGTGCGACACAAGGAACAATGCGATGCCTGTACGCTCAACAAGTGAACGAAGGCGTGTCATTGTAGTGTCAATCATGCGCCGCTCGTCACCATCTAATCCACTGAGGAGAATGGAGAGGTGGTCAAGGAAGATGACTTTCGTGTCAAGCCCGGCTGCAAGGTATTCGATTCGGTTGTAAATAATGTCAGGGTCAAAGCTGCCAAAACCGTCAAACAAATACAAGTCCCACTTTGCGAGAGTATCCTCGTAAGCTTCGGTGAGCGTCTTTCTGTCATGTTCTCCAAGGTGTAATGATTTACCAACGTGGGCAGACATCAACCCTAAAGCTGTACGACGGTTGGATTCTTCCAACGCCAAGTAACCAACCCGTTCTCCTTTTGAAAGAAGGTGAGTTGCAAGTTCACGACAGAATGAGGATTTACCGATGCCAGATCCTGCAGTGATTGTGACAAGCTCTCCATACCTGATCCCGTGAAGCTTTGATTGTAATCCTTGAAATGGGTAGTCATGATCAGCAGCTGGTGATGGTGTAGTGACAAGTTCTAAGAGTGACTTACCATCGACGATACCGTCTGGACGGTAAGGTTTTGCGTCCCATATAGCGCGACAAACCGCCTCAGAGTCACGGGCAGAGATGGCGTCTGACGCATCTTTGTAATCGCCCAATAGGTTAGCAATCTTGACCTTGCCAGGTGGCAATACGCTAGCTGATTCCTCCGCCGCTTTACGGCCCGCCTCGTCATTGTCGAAGAACAAGACAATCTCTTCATAGCCCTGTAACCATTGTAGGTTCTTCTGGATGGCTTTTCGTGCACCTGCTGCACCGGATGGGAGTGATACCATCGGCCAACCTGGCATCGCTTCCTGACCGCTTGCGGCGTCAAGTTCTCCTTCGTAGATAACAACCCGTTTACCACTGGTTGGAAAAAGGTGTTGACCAAAGAAAGTTCCAGGGGAATCGCCTTCATAGGTAAATTGTTTGTCTTTGGTTTTAATTTTGGCGCCAACTACGACACCAGACTCGTCATGATAGTAAAAGCGTAGCTTAGCACCATCACGGTAGATCTTATACTTCTCGCATACCTTTTGTGAAAGGTTGCGTTTCTGCAGCCGTTCGGCTGAACCTAGTATTTGCACACGTTTGTTTTGATGAATGTGTAAAGAAGGTTCGCCATCACCGTGTGTGTAGTGATGGCAAACGAAACAATATGTGTGCCCATCTGAGTAGACACTGCTGGCATCAGATGATCCGCAGTTATCACAAGACTCATGTCTGATAAACTCAGATGAGCCATTTAAGGGGGATGTTGTGGAATGATGTCCACGGAATGTCATGGCGTTCGCACCATTTAGCGTATGTAGTTTTTGATTTCTTGCTGATTGTATTGAAAGGAGCTTGGAATACCATGCGAAGATCAATGTCAGGGTTCAGCGTCTTAACCGCCTTAATCTTTCTCCGATCATCAGCATCCCAGTAACCTTTGCATTCAAGCACAACACCATTGGGTAAAATAAAATCAGGTGTATAAATATGCTCAATAACGTAGGGAACTTTGGTTGTTTCGTATTCATACTTCACTCCAAGCTCGACAAGTAAATCAGCAACCTTCTCCTCAAGCTTGGAGCGGAATGCCATTAGTCGTCAATCCCTTTCTCAATGATCTCCTCCACAATCTCGCTGATTGCACGACGCATCTCATATTTGAAATCGTTGCGATCAGCTTTGTAGCGGGTAGCACTAAGTTCAGGAAGGTTGACGGTAAGTGTTCCCTTGTACAGCCCGGTGGCTGCATCTTTCTCAACGTTAAAGTCTACCATCAGAAGTCATCCTCATCAACGTTTGCAGTCACATTAGGCTCACCAGCTTTGAATCCTTCAGTCTTGCCAAACAGTGCGGCAACGTCATCAGCATTCATGTCGCCGGTATCTACACCAGCTCCTGCATTGAGAGACACCAGTTGTACACCAACCAGTTTAAGACTTGTTCCATACGTGACTCCATCACGGAGGATATATGGTTTCTGATAGAACGCAATCTTAACTTGGCTACCAGAATACATGGGTGTATCTTCGTCCGTGATATGCGTACCTTCGGTGTCAACAACGGGCGGACGGGTTTCTTCATTCCAAGAGAACTTAACTTTGTATTTACCCTCAGACACCTCTTCCCAAGGTTCAGGTTTGAGAGTAGAGCGCTTAGGGTTCTTCAGTTTACTTTGTGCCCATTGCAGTGACTCTTCACGGTCAGCTTCAAGAGCATCAATCATATCCTCACCAACCAGGGCGGCGAGAGAGTAACCGAACTTGCTCGGTTTCAGCACAGCTTGATAACCTTCAAGGACAACAGGCTGTTCAGTTTTGTGGATAGTGCGTGCCATTAACAAAAAAAGTAGGTGGATTCAATCACGGATTCTGGTTCAAGATCTCCGATGATCGGTGGGTCAGTCTCCGCTCCTATTTGGTGAGCGAAGTCTCGCAAGTAATCATGCTCTGCGAAGAGGTGCATATATGTTTCTCGTACGATTGTACTGAGAGAAGGCATGTCAGTAGCACGACACAATACAGAGTCATGAATGAGAGCGATCGGTGCGTCGAAAGCCAACGCAGAGAAGTGGAGCAGCGATGCATCAAGTGAATGGATTAGATTCGGCGCTGTTGCGTTCTTGTGGTGTTGCTTGTCAACCTTGTCAGAATCGCTGGTAGCGACAGTTAACTGACAACGACCAAGTAACTGTAAGTCAATACGTACAGTCTCTTTCTTCATGAGCTTTTGAGTAACGACAAAACCTGATGGAGTTGTCCACATCAGCTCTGTCTCACCTCTGTCGATTGCCTTAGCAACCTCAGACTCAATCCAACTCATGACAGCCATAGGACCAGGAACAACCTCATCCATAGCGTTTCTAACAGCGACCACAGTCTTTGTCAAGTCGTCTTTATCAATCTCAATGCCTTTCTCAGCTAAGGCTTCTTTGATGTAACCTCGGTTGGAGAATGGCTTGGCATTGTAAGGAACTGTCATGACGACACGCTTAACAGTCTTTCTATCCATATGTGGTTGGATAGACTTGGGACAGTAAGGTGTAGCAGTCTGTGCAACTACCTTGTAAGCATCTTGTGGACGATCAGATGGTAGCACATTGACAAGCTTAGCTGTGTTCTTATCACGTGCAAGCCCAGCTAGTATCTGTAGACCACTACATGTAGCGTCTGTAGCTACAGGGAGACTTGTAAAATGACGATCACACTTAAGCACACAATGATAATACTCATCACATGCTGCCAGAAACTGCCATGGCTCATCTGCTGCTTCCCATTCGTGAATGTGTTTGATGGGATCAGAGGCGACACAAGTAATTAGATACGAGTTGTTCTTTACCCACTCCAAGCGTTCAAGCATTGGAGCTTTATCAAGACCATAAGTTGTAGCAACTTGGAATGCTAACCAGTCCTCAGCTTCAGGAGTCATATACGACTCATCAGCAAACTTCAACAAACTTTTTCCAAAGTCTGTATCTTGTGGTGTGAGGAAGGCAGGGATTGGATAAGCACGACCACGATAGTCAAACGACCACGGGATATAGAACTTATCACGTTCTTTAAACCTAGCTACTGCTTCCATCGTCATGCGAGTACGACATGACTTTCTAAACTCTTGTGCTTGTAGGTTGTGTACCTCAGCACATGCCCTTCTGTATGACTGCCGAGTTTCTTCGTTCTCAGCAATATCTACAGGCTTGGGTGGTAGTTCATGATGGATAATAGGGAGGAACTTACCAACAGCTCGTTCCAATCTATCTAGTTCTTCCGCTACACCCACAGTAAAGGGGTTTAGTCGGTAAGCAACCTTCTGGATCTTGTT